AATGAGATACTTAATTAACTTAGAACTATCTTTATTATCTTGATTAGTAGGGTTGGAGACTCTAGCCATATAGGCTATCAGTTCATCACCATCTTTGGTAGAGTGAACTAGAGTTACTTTACTCATAAATTAAGTTCTAGTTGAGTTTCAGGGATATAGAATGTGTCATCTTTATTCTTTCTAATCTGACACACATAAGTAGTTGAATCTGGACGTTGATAAGTCATATCAGATTCAGTACTATTATACAGTAACATAGTTACTATCTTATCTTTCTTACCTATATACATATATGATATACGTATTATGTTAGTTAGGGTGTTTAGTAAAGGTGTTATAAGTATATCGAAACCTCTGTCGATATAAGTATAAAGGGGAAGAGTTGTCTACGAAGTAGGCAATGTCTTCCCCTCTGAGGGGCGAGTCCACCCTTCTCTCCCCTGTATACATGACGACTCGGTCTAAACCCAGGTGGGTACTGAGCTTTGGCCTTTGTCTATTCTGTTAGCTTGGTCTCGTTGTTCTTTGTTCATTCCAAGGACTAAGTGATTAGCTGAGTCTGTTGGATTGTCTAAGAAGTCATCCAGCATAGATTGCCATTCTTCAGCTTTACGTGCCTTGATGGACTCGTGAGCACTGATAGAGAGTGCATCTGTATAATACTTAACCCCTTGTGCAAGACAATCTAATCTGTCATCATGTTTGATGGCTCCTTTCTCGCGACACATTCTTCCCATTTGGTAGAATAACATGTACATGAGTCGTTTCTCTGGAGCTTCATCTGGGTTGGACTTATAGTCCCACTCGATGACTTTCTTATCGACAACCAAACGGTGCTGGTTAAGGATAGGCTCAAGAGAATCAATAATCCTATCTTCTTTACGTACATTAGCTCTTACCTCTTCTATGTCTATATGTTGACCTGTCATTTGTAGGTGTTTTTTAAATAGTTCACCTACTATTCCGTCACCGAAGTTAGTTTCAATAACTAGTTTGGTGACGTTGTACTTTCTGCATCCTCTGAGAATATTGAGCAAGGTGTTATCAGAGTACCCGTCTCTGTATGCACGCATTTCATGCAGGAATAGGAAGCCGTTTTTCTGAGATATGAATGCTGCGGCTGTTTCGTCAGTTCCTCTACCGCTTGGATCGACGCTGCATATTGTTTCTGAATAGTCGGTCCATTCTCCTTGGAGTTGCATAGGAGAGTAAAAGTAATCTCCTGGGAGACCGACTGTGGGTAGATCTTTAATAACGTTCTTTGGGTCTGAGCACCATACGATTTGATCGGGACCAGACTTAGGATTAACACTTGTGACAATAAGGTCAGCCATCTTAAGTGGAAATTTCTCTGCATCAGATAAACTTGTATCTAGTTGGAACTGAAGCATATAGTTACTCCGTCCCATAGCTGCTTCACGCTCTAGGAGGTCGTCATCTGAGAAGCGATCAGGGTCTGTTACACTCCATTCATCAACACCATCATCCAGATCGTCTTGTATCTGTGGTGCTAGTAGTCCTTCGTACTTAGTAAGTTTGTCTTTTCTTGGGTATCTACTTGGCCAAACGAACGGACGGTAGTTGCGCTCTGCCAGCTTACGATAAACAGTAAACACAGTCTGAGGAGTCCCGAGATAGCAAATACGGCTGTCACTTTTTGGCGTGAGGATAGATTCAGCTTCGGTACAGAGTTGAAGAAGTTTCTCACGCATCAACTCCGTCATACTGTTTCCTGGTACTTCTATGTCGTCTAGGACCATGAGGTCTGCACGAGAACCAGTAAGTTGTCCAGTAATACCAACGCTTTTTACGCTGGGAGCCTGATGAGGAGAGCAAAGTACGTCGAAGGATATACGACTCCACCTTGCCTCGTCGCTTTTTGGTCTTAGGTGTGTTAACCATGGTGTCTCAATGATTAGTTTCTGTAGGAAGATAGACATGTTATCTGCACGTTCTTTAGACGCAGAGATAATCATTATCTTTCTTTCACTGTCGTTGAATAATGTCCATAACACGAACGCTCCAGTAATCCAGCTCTTTCCGACTCCTCGGAAGGCTTGGATCTGTAAACGTTTCGGACCGTGTTGTAAGTAATCAGCTATAGCAAATTGTGCTCTAGTTGGTGGAGGGAGCTCAAGCTGTTCCCATAATGCGGTCAGAAACAGCTTGAAATCGGCCTGTAAGGCCTCTAAAGGGTTGGTCATGTATGTTTGATCATTAACGTATTTTCAGAGGGCTTAGAGGTGTTTTTCTAGTTGATCTTTGAATTGGACCTACTTGTAATTGATCAGCCTTTGAAAGTGGTTTTTCTTTTTTATTTAGCTTTACTATTTCATTAGCTTTTCTAAATCCAGGTCTAGCTAAATTCCATATTTGTTCAATTCTAGCTAAACTATCCCCACCTTTCATTACAAGATAAGCTGCACCTTGAGCACCAGGAACAAGTGTAAGTCCTGCAGCTGCTAAATTAGCAGCCATTTGACCACCACTTAAAGTTAGATCTGCTACGTTTTCAGGATTCTTAGGATCTTGAAGATAAGCTGCTCCATCCATTACAACACCAACAATATCACCACCAACATTAGCTATCGGGTTTGGTGAACCACCAGCCACTCTTGCACCGTGTCTCACAGCTTGGAATAATCTATTAGCTTTTATAGGTGTTGTTTGTGGATTAGCTTTCTTTATTTGTAATTCACCAGCACGATTTTCTAAGTTTCGTCTCGCTTGTATTGCTTCGCCTTCAGCATTTAAACGATTACCTTCTTCATCAACGCCATGAGCTATTTTACTTTGATCACTAATCATTAGATCTGTATGTTTTAATATATTCTTCTGTCCTTCATTCATGTACTCTTGAAATGCTCCTTCTAGAGTACCTCCATCAATTCCAGCGTCTTGTAATTCTTTTAAAGTATGTAGACTGTTACCTTTAATATCTAAATTACCAATCATGTTCCGTATGATACCCCTAGCAGGTTGAGGTGATAAGTTGCTAGGAGCATTTGAACCTTTATGTTCTACTGATGTAGCATGACCTGCATGAGTTTCTCCAAAACCAGGTCTTGAGCTTTCTTGCTTAGCTCTTAACTGTGCATCAGAATAGGATTTATTTAACCATTGAACAAAACCTTTTAAAGATCTGGTATTACCTTGAGTATCTACTCCCCATTTTTCAGGAGTTTTATTTAGTTCTCTTGCCCATCTTTTAACTGGACCATAGACAAACACACCGTCTATAACACCTGTAGATTTTCTTTTCCGTAGTTCTTTAGAGTTTAATTTTAATTTATTTCCTTGTTTCGGAAATTTAATAGTAGGGTATTGAGTGGGTATAGTTTTACTTCTACTGGTTCGGAAAAATCTATTTACATCTCCTATTGTAGCTCCTGGTGGTAAACCTTTAACACCTTCTCTAGTTTTACTTAAACGTTTACTATTAGTTGTTTTATTTTCAATTTTCAATAAATCTCGTCTAGCTTCTAGCTGTGCCCCTACTTCTTTACTAGCATCAGCTTTTTCTTTTTTTGTAGAGTTAATAGTTAAGTTACCTAAGTTACTCATACCCTACCTCATCGTTTTGAACTGTTCTCCTCTCTCTTCAAAATATGCTTCCTTAGCTTCTCTCATCTCTTTGTATTCTTTTGCATCAGCTTTGTCTTTTTTAGACTCATAGGTTGCTGTACCTGTAAATTCTTTTTTCTTTGCCATTAGCTGATATGATTTAGTATAAGTTGCTCTCTGGAATGGTTACGTCCAAATGTCGAACGCATCCATCCGAGCCAATGACTGCTACCTTTCCCTTGATTACACGCTCTACAGGCGGGGACCAAATTGCTTGTAAGATCCTCTCCACCATTAGTTTTAGGTTTGACATGATCGAGTGTAAGTTGATTAATTTCATAGTTGTTTCCACAATAAACACATTGACAATTGAATTTCTCCTTAATGGCTTTACGCCACAAACGTTTTGCGTCAGGACTTGTCATGGTTATTAGGTTGAATAAATAGTGATCAGGGGTTGGTAGTAGTGGGGTCATTTACGAATTTTAAGTCTGCTTTTACGATTAATAGATGGAGACTGTGTTCTCCCTTTAGTAGTACTCCCTTTATAATGAGCAGCATCTTTGCCATCACCATTACCGTAAGTACCGAGTTTTCTATTAAGCTTGTTAGCGTTCTTTTTTATCGTGCTGCCTTTTGATGTCTTCTGATATGCACTTTGTTGTTTAAGCCTTTTCTTTCTAGCTTCAGGATTGCTCCTGTAATACTCAGCTGTGTTTCCTGCCATAAAGTCTGCTCTGTACTAGTTCGGGATCTACCTTTGGCATTACTGCCGCAAGTTTAGATAGAGGGTTGCCATCATAAGCAATACCGCTAATGTCATTTGTCTTAAGCCATTCACAGGCTGCTTTGAGGTCTTGAGTAGAAGCTTCGCCACTTTTGACTCGCTTTAGAAACTCAGTTGTGACAAGGTTATGTAGTTCGTTAAATTGGTCTTCAGTGGCTTTCTTCTTCATTTGTCTTTAATTCCTGGAAATAGATTACGTTTGATAATCTCTACTGCTTTATCGTCAATAGTATTATCTGTGGTGTTTGCGTATGCTTCAAGAAGCTGAATGATCAAATTCTTCACTGCAGTAGTGGAGAGAAATGTCATAAGGATGGGTTTGATAATGATCATTTGTTTAGAGAGTTGGGTATCTGTAGTGGTGATTTCTGTAAGTCCTCAATTAGTTGTTTCTTTTCTTGAAGCTGTTCTATTACTTGACCAGTAGGTGAGTTTTTAAACTGGTTATACTTCTGCACGCCAAAGCCACCAGCGATTACAAGGACGGCTAGGATTGCTAACTTAACTTTCATCTACTTTCTTCGTAGTCTTTTTCTTTGCAGGTTTCTTAGCTTTAGCTTCTTTAGCTGCCAAGATATCACTTAAAGTACTCATTTAGATTGTTTGGGTTGTTGTTGATTTGCTAATACGGCTATAGGTACAACGTCGCTACACAAAGATTCAAACCTAGAATCAGGTTTTAGGGTAAATCCTCTTTGCATGAAGCGTGTACAGTTATCTATACGAACTAATTCGTAATCAAGCCTTTCTTTTTCTAGTTGCTTTTCAGCAATTGCCTTACATATTTCTACTGAACGGCCATCTAATGGAACCATGAAAGATAGCTGTACTCCCCAGTTCTGTGTCATGCTGTATGACTCTGGATCGTATGGTCTACCTTCTGTTCCTAAGTAATAAGGAGAGAGGCTCATAACTGATCCGTTACAAACCACTCCACCTCCATATTGTTGCCGTGAGACTCCAGAATTATTCTGGAATTGCACAGCTTGGTTGGTTACATTTCCCGTTGCAGCAGCTGATGTTTGGGGGTTTAGTACTGTATTACCTTCCCCTACTTCAGCCTTTACTGGTACTCCTACTGAGAGAAGACCGATAAGGAAGTAGTAGTAGATGTTGTATCTATTGTTCTGTTGATGTCTGTTACTTCGATTACTCCTGCAGCTCTGTTGACTATTTCTAGTTGAAAGTTTGCTCCAGGGGTTGTTATATCGAAGTTTGTTCCAGTAGCGTTTATATGTGCTGAAGGCGTGATGTTGTGTCCAGTCCAACTGGAGTAATCTCCTCCATATACTTGTGTTTGAATTGTCTCGACTATATTTTGAGTAGAGTTCGTTGTGGAATTCATCGAACCTTGGGTGAAGGCGGGTGTTACAGTATTTGCTCTAACTGCAGTTGGAACTAGCAATAATAGAGCTAGTAAATACTTCTTCATGCGTCTTCTTTCTTTTTAACCATAGGACAATTTACGGTTGTTTGTTTGCCATTCCCACCTTTATTTCCAGTGGTCAAGCCAAAAGTTGCGAGTGCTCCCGTAAAGACACTGGCAACGAACGTGATATCTGAGTTACCTGATTTCTTAACCATAGGTAGCTCAACATAATTCATGGTTATGATCAGATAAAGCCCGACCAAACCACAACACCTA